CCAGTCCACGCGGGAGACGAGAAGTTGACGTACGTAACGCTACCCCCCGAGGTAGCTTCGCTAGAGATTGTTGCGGTAACAACAGAACCGCCTGCAACATAGTTGCCGCCTGATGCCTCACCAGTCACGGTGTACGCGGTGGTGGTTTGATCCAGCGTTGCAGAGTTGGTGTACAGCGCCAGATAGAACGTGTCCGAGGCAAAGTTGATCGTGCCATTGACAAGGCCCGAACGCAGCGTGTTGCAGGAGAAGTTGCCTGTAAACGCCATTACCGGACCCCGCTATTTTGCGGCAACGGGGCAAGACGGAACTGACCGCTGCGGTACGCATCACTGCGCTCCAGGCCATCACCCAAACGAGCGGCCAGAGAAAGCGCTTCTTTGTATTTGCCTTCGTACAGAGCCATCATGTCGGTCTCACCCTTCATAAAGGTATAAGCCTCGACCAGAGAGCCATACAGCAGCACCGTATCAAAGTTATCGCCCAGCCAAGTCTGGCCACTCGCAGCCACCGAGATCGACTCCGGGTAGTAGTAATAGTGCAGCTCGACGCTGTATGCCGCATCGGGGGTCGGTCCCAGCAGGAACGACAGTTCGTCAGAGATCACGGCACCAGATACCGTCGGGCCAAACAATGCGTAGTACTTGGGGATGCCAGTGTCAGTAGTCGGGTTTGGGTACGACTGGCGGATGAAGTTCACATCCTTGTTCAGCAAGTACTCGTAATTCCCAGAGGCATCAATCACTGCCATCGAATACACCGACAAGAAGTCGGTAGGGCAAGACAAGTATTTGTTGGCTGACGTAACCGAACCCGTCACGTTCTTGCGAATGGACGGGAACTGCACCGTGTTGTAGATGCGCTGCTCGGCCTGCTTCACGAACACCGGGATGTTCGCAACAAAATCCGATTCAAAGTTCTGCGTGTAATCGCAGATGGCAGCGGTCAACGCGGTGTAGTTCATGTTTGCTTCAGCCCATCGGGCCTCGTGCCATTACGCCTTTGGTAGCGCAGCCGGTACCACGAATTTTGATGCCCGAAGTTTTAGGCTCAGCAAATCCGTGGCGGTTGATGTTACCCACTGACATATTCACGTTATCAGAGGCACTGCGCTTGGGATTGTCCGCAGCTATTTTAAGGGGTCTCCCCTGCATGTCATGCGGCGGCGCGTAGACTTCGGCAGAACCGACTTCTTTGCCCATCATTTTGTTGCTAAATTTAGCCATGATCAGCCCTTCTTATACGTGAAGGAAGATTTTTTTTGGTTGGCAACCTTCGCAAGGCCACGACCCAATGTTCGCATCTGCTCATTGGTTTTACCACCCTTAGCCAACTTGGTCATTGGCTTACCCGGATGCATTGCCTTTTCGTGCTTGTGCACTGCTTTTTTCGCGTCCATGTTCGACTCCTTACGTCGTAGATATCGTTACTGTACCAAGTCTCACGGTTAAAACCAAGCTGTTTGGAGTTAAACCCGCATCATTTGCTCTTGAGCCACCCACAGGGTTCCAGCCCCATTGAAAAATCCGACTGCCCCCTTCTGGAGTACCAGAAGAATCGGTTGCTGTAGTGCTTGCACTAACAAGCTGTAATCCACTATTGCCCGATTGGTAGTAGCTCACATCCGGGCGAGGCTCCCGTACCGCCTGCGGATCGTAGACTGGATACATACCCAACTGCAACTGAGGCTGATCTGGTTCCCAACATTCCGGACATACCTTAATACTGGTCAGCTTAGTCTTAATGGTCAGCTTACGCAGTTCCTTGAGCATGTACCGCTGCCCACAGCGGTCACATTCCGCAATGGAGCGTTTACCAGAAGCGTACTTTGGACCTGCCACACATCACCTATACATCATGGTACGTGGCACGTACCGGTCGCTGGCCTTGTCGCGGTCTTCATCCGCTGCCAACTGCCACTGCTGCTCGTATTCAGACTTAAGTACAAGTACCCGGTTCGGGTCAATGTCAGGGATTTTTAGCGCCATCTTGTATGCCAACCCTGCCACCATGCACTCAAGGAAACGGAACGGAATGTCTTGATCCGACGTACCGTTACCGGCGTCCTGCACGCGGCGCATCCGCCAATACACAAACGTGTAGTACGGATTACCCGCCGAGCCTTGATTGGGCACGGGCCAGATGTTGACACAAGGCAGGTTTTGAATTGTTACAGCCGCCCCAGCGGTATGCGCCGCTGCCGTGGTGTCATTGGCTCCCCGAGCGCAATATACGAGGTCGGAGCCGTTGATGGCCGAATATGCGATTGTCTCCGTGCCGATCTTGATGAACCCCGCCGAAGGTAGCTGGGTAATGCCAGTAATTGGAATCGTAGTAACTGCGCTGTCAATCGTGCTAGTCAACGTGGCCGTCGTGGCGTTGGATTGCCCAGACTGACGATTGATCCAGAACTGAATAGGGCGACCTTGCGCGTTTTTATTGGGGATCGTAGAGTACGTAGACCCCGAAATCCGGTTGATGTTGATATCAGTCTGGTTGTCCCCCGTGCCCGTGCGGGTCACTTGATCCAACAAATCAATCGTATCGACTGGCAACGCGTAGATTAATTGGTTGGGGTACAACGGGATTTGCCCCTGCTCAATCGTCCACAGGTTGATACCCCGGTTGGCCCACTCAACCGTCAGCAGGTTAAGGCTACGCCGTGCCGTGCGAAAATCGTATCCAGTGCGCAACTCTTTTCCACAACGCTCAAACGCCTCTTCAATGAGGTCGTTAACGTCGAGGTTAAAAGCCGAGGTGCCAGTGGTGGTCATGATCAGCAGATTTTTCCGCGAGTTTTGCCACGTTGGGCAACGCCATCAGCGCGGCTGGAGGCGGAAGAGACAGAACCGCCTTTTTTAAAATCCGAGTCGGTGGGATTGTCGCGATAGGCTTTGACAGTCTCTTGGCCAGCTTTTCTTGTCCCCGCCATCAATCCCTCGTCGCCGTATGCAATAGCATCTCGTCCCCGCTTGCCCGCCATGACATTTTTTACAGTGCGCACGGTATCCGAAAGCATTCCCTCATCTTGGCTCGGGTCCATGCCAGTGGCATTTGCATTCATGTAGTTTCGCTGAGCGGCAGAACGAATCCGACGTTCAGCAGGAGTGTCGGATGCATCTAGCTGGTAATACGGAGCGCCAACCTTCTCGCTATCCCGAATGCGATACTTTTCCCGCAACGCTTCAGCCTCACGGTTTCGACGGTTCATCGTGTCGTAAGGGGTTTCGTATGCTTTAGGTTTTACTGGCATTATCGATGCCTCGCTGTTTTTGATGCCACTTTGGGCGGTTGCTTTACGAATTGCTTCCCGGCAGCTTTGCCCGCACGTTTCGCACGAGTCGTTGCAGCGTACTCAGCAGGGCTGAGACTTTTAATCGCAGCTTCTGGAAGGTATCGCTCACCAGTTTTACTAGACGGTTTGCCACTTTTTGTCTTCCATTTTTGGTCGCCCCAATCCTTTAATGACTTCTGGGGCGCTTTCACACTAATTTCCCCCGTGTTTTACCACGTTGAGCAATACCATCAGCGCGTTTGGAAGCGGTTACGCCTCCTTTAGCAAACGAACGGCGATATTCAACTCCAACTTTCTGAGGCGTAACAGATGCAGATTGTCCAGCGGGCTTGCTCACCATTGCGTCAATATACGCATTAATGCTGGAATTTTTATCCAGCGCTTTTTCATATGCAAGACGCCCACCTGCGCCTTTAAAGTTTTTATTTAAAGCCAAAAATTGAGGGGTTAGCTGCAGGCTTTCAGGCTCTGGTTGTTTGCGCCCAAATTCCCGCCCCATACGCTCAATCGCGTTGGGAGAAATATCCCCACCTGATTGATAACGCTTTGTCTTAGTCACGGTACCCCCCGCCTGCCGCCTTGTACTTCTTGGCAACAAGCTGAGCCTTACGGGCTGACCATTGTCCTGCCCCGGTGCCATGAGTGGCTGCGGCCTTCACTTGCGACACGATCCGCTTGCGCAGACTCGGTTTGGTGTAATTGCCAGCCGCGTTCACCTTCCCACCTTCAGCGTACTGCGTGAAGTCGGTGTCATCCCGCCGGGGCTTCTTGACCCCTTTGGGCATTTTAGATGGGTTGATGGCTCCCATGCCACGGCTGGCTCTCATGGTTACACCATCCTACCTTTAGTTTTGCCACGTTGAGCGCAGCCGTCGGCTGCTTTGACGTAGCCACCAGCCTTCATACCGCGCGACTCACGTTTGAGTTCTGCTGCGGCTTCGCGTGCGGCTTTCTCTTTTTCCGGTTGCTTACGATTCTCTCTGGAATTTTCGTCAACTTTTTCCATGGCGGCTCCAAGTGACACACCACCCAGCGTGGCGGCAGTGCCGTAGCCTGCCACATCTTGCATCAGCGCCTCCCGTTTTGCGGCCTTCTTTGCAGCTTCTTTTGCTGCTAAACGCGCAGCCACGCCGATCAGTGGTCCCATATCAGCTCCTTAACAAATTTTTCCGC